ATTCATTCTGTTTTGGAAGCACAAATATTCCATATAAATTTTTTATCTCATTTTCCATTGTTTTTAAACTTCTTCTCATTATTCTAAGAAATGTTTTATTTTTTAATCCATTTTGCTTAAAGGATTCATCTCTCTCTCCTGTTAAATACATTATTGCTGTTTGAAATTTAAAGAATTTGTCTTTATTTGATTTAAACAATCTAATGTTGTCAGATTTTGACCCTGTTAACAAAACTAATAATGGATGGCTATATAATCCTCCATAACAGGAAACAGGTCTGTCCCCATCTTCATTTTTTAAATGATAGATGCCTCTGTATATTTCAGATAACATTCTCATTGAAACATATGCTTCGGCAAATGTTGCGCCATTTTGTATTAATTCTATAGTTTTTGAATAACCTTGACTTATATCCTGGCTATATCCTGACATTGTTGGTTTTAATGATATATTTCCGAAAAACTTAGGAACCATAGGAAGAAGCTTATCATTTAAATATAATATTGACAACAGTTCAAAATAATTCTTTGACACAACACATTTCTTTAATGACAACATCATGTTTCCTTTTTTCATAAATATTTCATATAAACCTAAAACAGCATTTAAAATTTTTACTTGATTTTCTTCATTATTTCTTTTAATTGATGGTATTAATAAATATCCGCCAGAGTCATCAGAATGTGAATTCATTTTCATCTGGATGATCACTTTAAATTCCTTGTATATTATATCTCTTATTTTTTCAATTATATACAATTGTGCAATTGCATGGTACAATGAAGATAGATAATTGAATATCCCCATTACAAAACTATATGGCATAGTAAAGGATCCAGTTTTCAATTCTTTATTTTCATCAAAATAATTTACATAACTTTTATTTCTATCATTTTTTGAAAATACATTAAAAGAGTTTGGAGATATTATTATTTTTTTGTCATTATAATTTTTTGTAAAGAATGCAAAGTATTCTAAAAATTCTGGAGGAAAGATTTCAGAAGCCCCTAAGAAGAAATATAAATATTTATTAAAATTTGTATGAGGACCCCATTTTCTGCAATCAAATGAAAGATTATATCTAGTGAACTTCTCTGATCTATCTCTTACAAATTTATTTTCAAATAATTGACCGTGTATTAAAGATGCTCTTTTATCAGATGGTATGCTTATTATTTCATTTTCAATTTTTTGGCATATTTTTTTAAAAAAATTTTCAAGAGGATTCTGTAATATCTTTGTGTTTAATGTCATTACATATATCTCCCTGCTCCCTTTCCATTGTGTTTTGTCAACCACATGAAATATAAATTGAACCTTTTCTATATCATTTATTTTTCTTACAAAATCAATATCGTATTGTTTTAATAATTTACTTTTTTTAAAAATATCCATGTTTGATTCTACAAGATTTTTTAGAATTGATTCGATGTTTTCATTTTCTTTTAATTTATCTATCATTTCCTTAGTGACCACCTCATGGCTTTTCCTTCCAAAAAAATTGTCATCAGTTCCTTTTTCAAATTTATTTGATCTTAATCCTGATTCATTTTCAATGTTATACCATCCTTTTGTAAAACATTCATAAAAATCATTATTTAATTTTGAAGTACCATCTTTCATTCTTATGTAATCCTTCATTTTTTTACCTAATTCAAATGAAAAACTAGGTGAAAAATTAAAATCACTTTCGAATATTTTTTCAGGATTTTCATTTTCAGTCTTTTGTAAGACTTCTTCTATAGTTGGATTTTTATTGCCATCCATTATTTTTAAGAATTTTTCATGTGATTCCATCATTTTTCTCAGATTTCTAGATTGTTCTACATTTTGTTTATACGGTGCTTTAGTCATCATATAGGTACAATATATCAAATAAGTTAAATCTGTGTCACCTTGTATTCTTTTATCAGTAAATAAATTAAACCATTTATCCTTTTTATTTGAATTTGATAGCTTCATTGAAAATTCAAAAAAATTTTTTTGTTTTAATGTTATGTAATATTGAATAAAATCATCAGGCTTTTCAGCTATAGATGGCAATAATTCTTTTATGTCTGATCTTTCACCCATTGAGTTAACTATTGGATATCTGATGTCAGAAAGCATGGTCTCTGTTTTTCTTCTATTGTTAAATAATAATAACAGGTTAAATCCCAGATTTGTATAACAACAATTTCCAAATTCTTCATAAACTCTGGAACCGAATGTTATTAAATTTAATACTATTTTCTCTTTTGCATTTATCATGTCAGCTAAAACTTTTTCATGCAAATTCATCCATGGTGTCAGTAGATAATAAACATCATTCTCCTCAGAAAATGTGTAACTGGGGCTAAAAAGTAATTCTCTTTTTTTGAATAAGAATTTAGGAATAGGATAACACAATCTAAATTGCCTTGATTCACCTATTTGATTGATGCTTTTACCACCTCTTACAAATAAAGAACAATTTTTCCAGCCCATATTAGAATAAAAAAATTGATTCCCTCTACTTTTTGTTTTACTAAAATATGTCAATGTATAAATGAAATTATTTATAAAATCACCCATTTTAATTACATTCATTTTTTTAATTTCTTCAATTGTTTCTTTAACTTTTGACAATGTCAATTCTTTTAATTTATTCATTCCTTTTGTATCATCACCTAGCTTAAGCAGTGATCTCATGTAATCATTATAATCTGTGGTGTTTTGATCTGCAAGTAAATAATTTATCATTTCTTCCACAATATTATTTGCTTCATTATCTGATAAAGATTCATTGGAAAAATTCCTGTCTGTATTTTTAAACTTTTTATCAATCCAAGAATATTCATCTTTTAATAATTCAAGCTTAGATTTACTAACACTCACATATTTTACATTTGTATAAATTGCTGTTTTTTTATTTTCTTTTAAGGCTTTATCTATATTCATTTTTTTAGTTTCTAATTTATTTAGGATATCAATTTCATGATTTTCAAATAAAATTTTTTTAAGATTTTTGAAACTTTCTTTTTTTGTTAATTTAAGCTTACTTAATGCTTCATTGACACAACTTCTATATTCATAGTTAAGTGATTCCATTTGTTTTTTAGAAGATTCTGTGAATTTATATCTTGAGATGTTACCAGGGTTTTGTTTAAAAGCCTCATATATAAATTTATATGTATATGTGTGCTCAAAAGGGAAATTGCTTATTATGTCTTTAGTTTTTAAACAATTTTTTGTATCCAGAAATGGTAACGTAAAAACTGACTTTGGATTATGGTATTTACTGTACAGACCCTCAATTTTTTCTATGTAATTAATTGAAGCTATCTCAATGGAATTTTTATCTATTTTTTTGCTACATAGCATAGTATCTTGATAAATGTGATAAGTATTAATAACATCTTCATCTATTTTTTTAGCCAACTCATAATTTAATCTTTGCTTTAATTTACTTATTTTTTCACTTGTGACAAAAAAATTCTTTTTATGTATATGAGGGTTAGGTTGAATATCTTCTTCTTTATAATTTGAGAAATTGTCAAATGTCACAAATGGACCAACTTCATCAGATCTGTTCATTTTACCCTTAAACTTGTTATCAGAAACAAATATGTAATCCTTCAAAAAACTATATAGCCTTCTTTGTAAAGCAAATATTGCTTCATTGACGTCAACACCTTTTAAATCATCTATTAAAATATTGACATCATACTTAGATACAAAAATTATTATTTTTTTCATGTCATGTCTAGGGCTATAAAGGCTATTCAAGACAGTCTCTATATTTAAGTCAATCATGTCAACAGCTGGCTTATTTATTTTTGTTATTATCATTTTCTTAGGTTTTGAAACTTTTAAATTAAGCCTATTTTTAAACAAATTAATGGTTTCTAATCCTTCATTAATTATGTTTTGATTCCATTTTATTTCTTCCCTTCCTAAAACCAAATATCCAAATTTTTCGAACTTTCTATTTGACAGTATGCAATTTATTATTTCATTTTTCTCAGTTTCTATAAGCTTATTGTATTTCCAACCCAATTCATTAAGCTTTTCAGATAATTCATCTAATGTATTTTCACCAGTGTTTGTGTCAAGATAAAGATTATGATAAACTACCTTAAAACCTTTTCTTTTTATTGTTTGTATTTCATCCTTATACTTGGAATCTTCATTGTCATTTCCTTTTTGGAAATTTGACTTCCTGTAATCAGAAGTTACACTACACTCTATAATTAAAACATCTTTTTCTAATAAAATAATCAGATCTGGAGTTCTATCTGATAATTCATCACCAAATAATTCAGAAAATTTTATATCACTTTCAAAAAAACATTTATTAATTGGCTCAAGCATGAATCCAGCTAACAAACAAAATAAGTCATGTCTAAATTTAAATATTTTAACAACAGAGTCTAAAAAATAGTTATTGTTAAGGTCATTTGTATTTTCACTATAGTAATCTGATGAAAAATAATCAATTGCAGAAACCATTTCTACATAAGTATTTAAGAAACATCTATAATTAAACACAGTGCATCTTTTACCAATTAACCCTTGATACATTCCTGGAACCATTAATAAATTTGGCTCATTGTTCACAAAACAAGTCAAACAATCATCTTGTTGTGTTTCTTCATCATCTGTGTCAGAAGTTTCTGAATCCCAATTTTTATGTTTCTTTCTACTTAACCATTCAAAGGCTTTGTTACCAAAATCATTATCATCATTATTGATTTGTTCATAATCTGAGCTTTCATTGTCCTCTTCATCTCCTTTCTTCTTTTTTTCTTTCTTATTATTTCCTTTTTCTTTTTCTTCTTTTTCTTCTTTTTTGCTTTCATCTTCAGAAGCTTCATATAAATCTACAAATTGATAATTTCCATTTAGGAATTCTATATTTAATTTAATCATTAAATTTTCCTTTAATGATGGGAAGCTTAATTCATCAGAATTTTGAAATATCACATGAAATTCTTCATCTAAATGATTCTGTTCCAAAAAATCTACAAAATCAATGTCAAATAATTCATAATCAAAAATATCTTCAGAATTGTAATCAGGTATTATTTCATCTTCTTTATCTTCAAGGGTAAGACAATAAGTATCTTTATATTTAACAAAATAATCATCATCAATATATTTCAACCATGAATCTTTATCATAGATAAAATCATGGAAACATATTTTTTTCCTCACATTATTAATTTGGTTTAAGCCATTTTGTATTATTTGACTCATTCTTATGCTCATCTTTTTATCCAAAGCATTCAATTCAAATTCAGATAATCTTTCTTTTAAATGCATAAAATGAGTCCTATTGTATATATTGTTCATCATATACTCCATTTTGTTTTGCAGACTATTTTTATCAAAATACTCATCATTCCAATCATGCTCTAAATTATTAATTTCTAATTCTTTTAAATCTAAATACTTATATTTATCCTCCTTTATTCTTTTATATTCATCATTTTTTTCATCCTCAAAATATGAAAAAGCTTTGTTAAAGTCATTCAAATCCTCTTTAACAAGTTTTTCATCTATAAATGCAGCAGAATAAATAGATGGCAGTGGAGGTGGAGGTGGTGGATTTTTATTTAATGGTATTCTACCATTGTCTTTTTCCTTATTATAATGGAGTATAGAGGTTCCATTGTTCACAATTTTAATTTTTAATAATCCTATGTTTGACTTTTCCTCTGTTCTATTTGAAGTTGTAAAAATATCTTCAACAATTTTTTTATTTTCATCACTGATTTTGCCTATCTGATTGGAAAACCTTTCTTTATTGTTTGACCTTGTAGACAGCATCAATCTTTCTTGTAGATACATTATTCTAGTTTTATCCAACTTTTTTATAACTTTACTTTTATCTTCTACTTCTTCATTATATTTATCTTCACCAAATACGTGTTTTGACAAATCCAATTTTGAATTAAACCCTCTTTTATTCAAATAAGGCTTTATCTTTTCATCCCAAAGAGAAATTTTATTTCTGAAAACATCATTTTTTATTTTCATTTTTATAGGAGGTTGCCTCAAAAATTTGCCCTTATAAATTATGTTTTCTGGTATATAAATGCATTTACCAAAAATACCGTTAAACAACTTCTCAAATCTATAAACTCCGTATTTCTTTCTAAAACATATATAGTCAATTTTTATAAATTGTTTAAAGTTGTTTATTCCAGTGTTGTAAATTTCCATTGATTTATCTGAAAATATATTTTCAGTGAATAATAAACAAGCCATATTGAATTCAGGAAAAAAT